CTTTGATTGCACCAAACTTCATTATGACCGCCTCATCGCCGAAAAATGTTTACCCAAATATACAAAGCGCCTATCAAGAAAACTACGCAAAGAATGCCTATAAATGCGTACTGTCCTACCTCTTTCATCAGCTTTTGGCGCTGCCTGCGCTTGACCTTTAGTCGATTAACCTCTTTTTCATGGGCTACCTTCGACTCTTCTATGCGCTGCATAATCTCGCGGTATTGCGCTGCTCCGCCTTGCTGCATTAACAGACTATCTTTCAGTGCCTGATGAAAGTTAGCTGCCTGCTGCTTGGCTATTTGCAGATTCATGCTGTCTTTAACCGACAACACCCCTGCTTTCTTTGCCTCTACATCTCGAATCTTTTGATCTAAGTCAGAGTATCGAGATACTAAGCTGCTAATTTGTCCTGCGTTAGCCCCTGCCTCCTTAACAGTGGCAAGCCCGTCATTAAGGCTTTTCAGTCCCTGCAAAACAGCCGCTATCGTCGCAGCTTCGCCAACACCGAATCCGAACATAATTCATCACTTCAACCAAACCGCTGCCATTATTCCGAGCAAAGAAGTGACCATCAGAGGGTATATTCCCCAGATCATGCGTTCGAGCTTGTCGAATCTTTTCGATCCAGCGTCTAAACGAGCGTTAATTGCCTCATACCGCAAAGCGCACTCAGCCTCGTGTACTTCGATTTTTTGTAACGCTTTGCTGGCATGAGTTTGAGCCATTAGTTCACTACTTCTTTTTCTGGTTCTTCAACAACCGTGATTGTCTCTTTAAGCGCACTTTCTCGATACCCAATAACAACTTGCAGATTGACCTTTTGTCGTTGCATAGCTGCAATCTGGTCATTCATCTCGCCAAGTTGTTTTCTAAGGTTTACGATTTCAACAAAATGTTCTTTAGCTACATCGCTTTGCTCGTTTATATCGTACTGCTCATCATCGATGGTTACGATTACTGGCTGTACTTCTTGCTCTACTTCACTCATGTTGACCTCCTCCTAGTCGTTAAGCGTCTTTGTTTTTTGCATGCCCGATATTTACCGCAAGTAAATCAAGCGCCTTCTTAGCCTTTGCTACAATCGCATCGTCCTTCGGGGTAGGCGTCATAGCACTTACTACCGAGGCCAACGTAACCGCAGCGGTTAGCCAATTAAAGATATCCCAGAGTAATTCCATTACCAAGGCACTCCATCAGCAGTGGTTGGGTTCTTCTGATCGTTGATGTTGGCTGCAAGCGAGGCTTCCGTTGCATCTTTGTCAACGCCGTTTGCCCAGCACCATCCGAGCGCCTGCGACTCAGTGATATCGTCGTAAGGCGTGAAGTCTGGGCTTGATGCGTCATAGGTAAATCCGCAAGTGCCGTAGCTTGATGCGCTATAAGTTACAGCGTCATCACCTTCGCCTACGGTTTCAGAATCGGTTGCTCGCCAGTGTGCGACGATGACGCCACCGTCAGATAGCTCCCTTTCAAGGGTTGAGATTGTCCATGTTGTTGCCATCGTTAAACTCCTTGTGACTCAAGGTGAGCCGCGTATGCGTCTTTACAGGCTTGTGTAAAAACTGTGGTGCAGATCGCTGATACGTCAGAGTCTTCTGAAGATAGATCGGCATCTGGCATGACTACGTGACGATGGAAAGACCTAGAGATCTCTTCGCCATCACGACTGATTACTGTTGCGGTTCTTACTTGTACACAAGACCAAGAACCTTGATTAACGACTTCAATCTTGTCGTTTACTGTTGCTTCTGATAAAGCCATATTTTTTCTCCTTTGTTTGGACTGTCCGTCTCAAGATCCACTTGAGATAATTAGGCGGCAAAATAACTAAATGAAAGGTATATAGAGGTAGAGCTATTTAAGTCTTCGTGTTGCAAATTAATAAAACCACTTGATGATGTGTTGTAAAGAAGCAGTGTTGATGTTGACGATAAATAACCACCTGTTAATGCGCCAGTATTAGCTATATGTTGTGCTAATACACCTAATGTTGTTGCTCTATCGTTTGCCTCTGCGGTAAAAGGTAAACCACCTATTGTAACGGTGGTAGTTGATGTAGTGTCAGAAAAGTTGGTAAAACTTGCATAACAAGTTACTAATCTGCCTACCTTTGTGTATTTGCTTGTTCCTGCGGTTACAGTGCCGCTTGACACTGTAGGAGTCCACGTACCTTCTTCATAGTCATCCAGATAGTTGGCTGATCCTGTGCCGCCTACGTAGACACCGCCTGATAGGTAGAGGTCTTTGAAGCGGCCACCTGAAACGCCTAAGTCAATAGCGCCATCTCGGTTGGCTAAACCGCTAATACTTCTGGGCTGAATAGCATCACTTGCGTCTTGGAAAAGTAAGCCTGTATCGCCTTTACCAATTCCTAAGTAGCCGTTATCACCAGTAATACCCCCGACTTTGGTTGTAGACCCCCTGTAAAACTCTAAAAGGTCTCCGTCAGAAGCTGTGCGATTGAAGCTAGTGCAAACAGTTGGTTTGATAGCCCAGTTATCAGAAGAAGGACGAATTACAGTTTTTGCTGTGTCATTGAAAGTGGCTGAACTGTCTCCCACAAGCAAGTTGTTAGAGGCATCGACTCTGAGAGCCTCATCTAGGCCAGCTCCGTAGACAATTACAGTGCCCGTTGTGTTTGCTGCGCCTAGCCCAATTGCTAAGTTTGAGCCGTCTATTAGCTCTAATACCCGTGTAGAGTTATTTGATTGGTCGATTAAGGTTGCTTGATTGCCGCCATCATCGTACAGGCTAATCTCGCCGCCGTTTTCGTTATATCCAAAAACGTGACTCAAGCCGCCAGCATTTGCCTTAATCAAAGTCGAACCGTCGCTTTGAATTCGCATGCGTTCCGCTAGTGAACCAGAAGCAGAGGTTCCAAATGTCAAGAAAGTATTGCCTGATCCAGAATCAGCATTAACAGAACCTTGACCGCTAGTGCCATTGTAAGAAATGTCAACTGAGTTAGTAGTGCTTCCTCCATTACCAGACAGAATCAGTGTGCCAGAGGAATCGATACGCATGCGCTCTGTATTAACAGCCGAACTGTTTTTTGTAGTAAACAGTAAAGCGCCTTGTTGATTACCTGCGGTGCTATTCTCTTTGATACCCTGAATAGCCGCTACAGATACGTCTGTACCTGACCCATCATCAGAACCGAAAATAACACCGCCACCTGTTCCTGTAGTCCCTGAAGTTGAGTCAACAAGAAATACGTTACCAAAGTTAGAGCTGGCAGTTTGTACTTGTAGACCACGTATAGGACTCGACGTGCCGATGCCGACGTTGCCGTTGTCTTGTAGAGTTATCTGAGAAGTAAACGTGCTTGATTGGACTTTACCGATGTTAAACTTCCAACCTGTGCCATCGGTGTCGTACCAGAGATTACCTCTTTCTGGGCTTGACGAAGTTCCGTAGTTGAAACCTACATTTCCTGTGGCACTTGCTACGCCTATCTTCCCTAAAGGACTCGTCGTTCCAATGCCGACGTTTCCAGAGGAATCGATACGCATGCGTTCTGCTTGACCTGCTCCAGTAGAACCAGTGTCAAACGTCATGTGACCGCCATCGTCCGTTGCGATTGACCCGACGCCGTTTGAGCCGCTGTTCACAAGCATTGAAAAACCAGCAGTCGTAACGTCTGGTGAACGAACGACAGCAAAAGGTGTAGATCCTGCTACCACCAGCTTTCCATATGTAGAAGGACTTGTATCGCCGATGCCCACGTTGCCGCTGGAATCGATACGCATCTGCTCTGTAGCGCCGTTCTTAAAGATCAAAGAACCTGTTGTAGTCCCTGTATTTAGCTGTGTATTAATCGTCGTGTTGTAAGGCGTAGAAGTATCTTTAGTGATCTCCATAGCTCTAGCATTGCTAGTGTTAGATCCAAGCTTAATGCTTATCTCGCCACTGTCAGAGTCATTACCTGTAGAAACGTGCAAAGGTTGTGACGGACTGCTAGTACCAATCCCCAACGACTCTGCCGAAGCATCCCAGAACAACTTCGGAGTCGTACCTGTGTCTTCGTAAAAACTGATGTCGCCGTTTGATGCTATCGATAGTCTTTTTAGTAATGAAGTATTGACCGATGTAAATAAGTTTAACTCGCTGCCATAAGACGAAAATTTTGGGCCAAATGCTTTGATGTTTACTGAAGAAAGATCGCTTGCATAACTACCATCAATAGCTAAACCAGAGCCATAGCTAGCATTCACACTTGGCGTATTAAAAATTACTGAGCTGCCTGTGCCTATTGTGCCTACAACAGAGCCTGCTGTAGATATTGGCAAGTACGAAAAAGAGGCTGTACTATCAACAGTCAGGCCGTCCATCGTGGCTGTGCCGGTTACGTCGATGCCTGAACTTGTTACTCTTGTTACTTCTACTCCTGAAATCGAAGTGCGAACAAAAGGAGATCCAGAGTTATAAAACCCTTGGATTATTGCGTAGTCTTCATCAGAAGATGCACCTAAAGCTATTGTTTGATTACCTGAGTCAGCACTCTTAATTGTTAAACCAGCAGATGCGGCATTTTTTATTACCAAATCATCTGCGCTTCCTAAAGCATCCGCTGATGGGTCTGTAGTTCCTATACCAACTTGATTGGTTGAAACGTCTACGAATAAAGTCCCACTGTCAAAATTTGCATCGCCACTGACTGTCAAGGCTCCGTTTAAATCCACAGTTGCAGTCGCAATTTGAACCTCAGTGTCAGCAACGATATCAAGCTGTCCGTCTGCGCTTGAATTTAGATAGATCGCGCTATCGCGAAACTGAACCTTGTCCGTTGTGGTGAGTTCGATGTTGGTGCCGCCCGAGGTGTTACCTTGAGCTAAGACTTCAGCCAGCGTGTCGAACGACCCTACTTGGCTATCGACGTATGCCTTGATGCTTTGTTGTGTAGCCAAAGCGGTGGCGCTGTTTGAAGACATGTCGTCTTCGTCTTTGATAGCGTTGATAGCGACGGTGCCGCCTACATTGAAACTGTTTATGTTGGTAACAGCTTCCACCACATTAGTTCCATCACAGAACAGGAACATTGTGGTGCCGTCAGGAATAGCTATACCGGTCCCCGAGGAGGTCTTCAGAGTAACAGTACGGCTACTCCCGACAGCGTTCTTTGCGATATAGATCTTAGATGCCGTAGGACAAACAACCGTAGCGTTACCGGTTAGTGCCGCACCAGTATCAGTAAACTCAAGCATTGCCGCACGAGACTCGGAGGTCGTACCATCTGCGGTGGTCAGTGTATGAGAATTAGCGGTCCAAGAATTAATAACTTTACGGCCTGCGATGGCCTCTTCCACCATAGAAGTGATATTGTCGTTGACGGTATCGCCCCACGTACCACTTAACTCCCCTTGAACAGGGAGGGCTAATTTAAGAATGGAAGTATATTGTGTAGTCATCTCTTAACCTCATGCGGCTATGTCATCCCAAGTTGGTGTCTGAGCACTATTTATGCTGCTCCACGAGGGAGTCTGTGTATCCGTTACTCCTGACCAACTAGGATCCTGTACGCTGTTGATATTACCCCAAGATGGCGATTGTGTACGATTAATATCTTGCCAATTCGGGTTTTGGTTGTCATCTATTTCGCCCCAAACTAATACGGAACCTACGTTCCCTGTTGCTGCTACACCCGTAACACTAACATTAGCATCAGATTGTGTTGTAACGGTACCTAATGCAGTGGTTCCAGCGACTCCCGTGACCGGTATAGTTACGCCAAAAACAACATTGACAGTGCCTATAGCACCTGTAGCAGCAAGCCCGGATGGGCTGATTATGGCATCGCCTACAACCGTAACCGACCCAAGCCCAGTAGTTGCCTCTTCTCCAGTGACTGAGACATCTGCATTGGCTTGAACCGTAACACTGCCTACTGCACCTGTTGCGCTAAGACCGCTAGGAGATACATTAGCTGTACCTGTTACGGTGACACTGCCTAGCGCCGTGGTACCAGCATTACCGGTTACTGCGACGTTTGCATCTGCGGTTACAGTTACACTACCTAATCCAGTGGTGGCAGATAACCCAGATGGGAAAACATTGGCATCTGCAGCTACGGTTACTGAACCTAGTGCAGAACTTCCTGATACTCCTGTTACAGCTACATTTGCTTCGGCAACAACAGATACGGTACCTACTGCTCCTGTAGCCTGAACGCCATCAACTGATACAATAATAAGGTCCGTACCCCAAGAGCCTTGGCCCCAAGCGGTAGAACCCCATCCTACATAAGACGTTGACGACGGCATCTATTCATCCTACGCAATCCTAATAATAGCCGTGCTCGCGTCTGCTGTAGGGAACTGAATCTGAAAGTCACCTGCGGTAGAGGTTTTATCTCCACCAAAGTCAAGCACTGCAACCGCTGGGTTACTGCCTCCTGATTGGTAGATTAAAGCTCCGCGAGCCGTAATTGTTGCCGTAGACCACGTTGTATTAGAGAAACTAAGAAACGCTGTAGTTCCCGAAGTTGTTGGGTTGGTAGATATAGTGAGCGTATTACCACCTGCTGTATATCCCGTCCCACTAACTTCATTTGTCGCGCTATACGCTGTTGTCGCTGCACTTAACGTTGCAGATGACGTATACAACGCGATCTTGTAAGTCTGTGATGTGTCTGAACTAAAGTCCATTTCTCCATCAAGCAACGCCTGCTTGAACGAAGTACACATTGCCTGTGTGATTGCCATAAATGTCTCCTTACACTACCGCTGTTCTATATTGCCCAGAACGGTAGGTATCTTCTCTTAACTTACCATCCCCAAGATTCTTAAGCAGCTTGATTGCCTGCACATACAGGGTCTCGTACAAACTCACTAAATCTGGTTCGCCTTTCATAAACCGTATCGCTTCGACCAAAGCACCATTAAGCAGTGCCGAGTCAAACTCATCACCAAGCCACGTAGTACCTGCAGTTACAATAGACTCTGGGTAATACCCATAATGTAGCTCCATTGTGTAAGCAGAATCGGGAGTTGGCCCTAAAATGAACGAGTTATCGTCAAAGTATGCGTAATGCTTAGGGAGTCCTGTAGCTGTCTGACTAGGGTAGGCTTCTCTAATAAAGTTAACATCTTTGTTTAACAAGAAGTTGTAATTACCTGAACCGTCAACAACTGCAAGTGAGTAAGACCACAAAAAGTCCGAAGGAGTGCCTAAGTATTTATTACTGGCTGTCAGTGTCCCCGTAACATTTTTACGTAAAGCAGGGATCTGAACAGTGTTGTAGATCTTCTGCTCGGCCTGCTCTGTGAACATAGCGAGTTGGTCGTCCGTAAACGATGTCTCGCAAATATCCTCAATGTTGGTCTTAAGAGAAGTGTAGTTCATGGCTTATGCCATTGGCCCTCTAGACATAGTTCCTTTAGTCGCTGCTCCTACACCGCGCATCTTGATCCCAGACGTTTTAACGCCTTTCATGCTGGGCTTGGGTCCGTAGGGCTTTACACCGCCCATCTTATGTACTTTATCTTTTTTCATTAGCTGATCACCACCGTTACTGTTCCAATTTTCCCGTTTGCTACTAAATCATTAGGAGTAAGATCAAATGGATCTCTACCGCCGCCGACAGGATCCCAACCCCACTGAATAGCTCGACTGCTAAAGTCTCCAGAATCCCCTAAACTCCTATCTGGACGGGGATCTCGTATCGCTTGTGGGTCATCTACTGGAAACTCACCTAGCCGTAACTGAGGCTGATCTGGGTTCCAACACTCAGGGCATGCCTTCAAGTTGGTGTCCTGCCCCTTCCTAATTAGATTCCGCAACTCCTTTAATTTGTACTGAAAGCCGCAGATATCGCATTCCGCTATGGCTCTCTTTGCAGATGCAAACCGGTTCGTCATGGCTAGATTCTCGCAATACGCGGCACGAACTTAGCCGGTGTCTTCACCCTGTCCTCTTCTGCTGCTAGTCTAAACTGTTCCTCATACTCAGCTTTTAACATTGGCAGTCTCTCTGCTAACTCTGGGTCTTTCATTGCTACGTAGTAGGCTAAACCTGCCACCATACAAGGGAAGAACCTAAAGTTCATATCTGCCGTTTGCACCCCGCTACCAGCGTCTTCGATTCGACGCATTCGCCAATACTTGAACACATACCCACTCTTATCAGGTACCGGCCAAACATTAATCTTTGGGTTATCCCTAAGCCGCTCTATGTACACCTGAATCGGTCTACCTTGCGTTAGTTTGTTAGGGATAGAAGCATATGTACTTACACTAATTCGTGTAATAGTAAGATCTTGTTGAGTCGCCGTAACCCCAGAGTCTGTGCGAATAACTTGCTCTAGTA